CACTCGATATTGATAATGTATATAAAGGAATGCAGAAAAACTTTGTGATGAAATCTTTTGCAGATAAGTTTAAGCAAGATGTTTCAAAAACTATGAATATTCGCAAATCATTGGAAAAAATTCTACCAGATTATGTATCAGGAAAAGATATTCAAAAACTAATGGCTTCCCATTGTGTTTCTGAAGAAAAAGTTGTTTGTCCAGAGTGTGATGGTAAAGGATGCGAACATTGCAATGACAAAGGGTATCATATGAAAGATGAGGAATTGTCTGCAAAACAAAAGAAAATTGACATTAACAAAAACGGTAAAGTTGACGGCGCAGATCTTGCAAAACTACGCGCAAAGAAAGAATCCTTCGAATTTAGTGATTTGGTTGAAAATTCAGACAAAGAAGATGCAAAAGAAATGTCAGATGTTGTAAAAGAATTAGATCCAAAAGTAAAAGTTGCGGTACTCAAAAAAAGAGTTTATGACATGGCAATGGAAAAATATAAAAATAAATCTAGAGCAAACAAAATTGCCGGTATGGTAAAATAGGAGATAGAAAATGATAGTAAGACCAGCATGGTGCAAAAACGCAATCCCAACACTTAAAGGTTGGAAGCATCCTACAAGAAGAGAAATTCTACAATCTAGAAGTTTCACTCAGGCCGAAATTGATGAGTGGATGGCTGCAAACGGTGGAGTCCCTGCTCCTGCCCCTGCTCCAGAACCAGTTGTGGAAGAAAACTCAGATGATTTGAAATCTATGAATAAGGATGAACTGGAAGAATGGGCAAGAGAGCATCTTGACCTTGAATTGGACAAAAGAAAAACAAAAAAGGCCCTAATAGCAGAAATAGAGGAAAATAGAAATGGTTAATTCCGCACATTCACAATCTAACTATATTCCTAATGGATTAGGTATTCCGGCACACGATCATATTTCAAATACATATGATGGCGCTGGGAACCTTTTGAGAGTTGAATATTTTATTGGTGGCGCTGGTGGGTCACTAGTAGGTATTTTAGATATGACTTATGATGGTAATGGACAACTACTGACAATCACAAGGAGCCTCTAATGCCTTATCAGTTTAATCCCCTCTCAGGAAGAATAGAATTAGCACCAAGCAATGCTGCAATTGATGGTGTTGCTCAAACATTGACCCTAGTTGGAACATCATTGGGGATTAGTGCTGGTAATACGGTAGACCTTTCTGTAATTGATACTCAGGCTGCCGCGCAAGACTTAGACAGTGTATTGAACACCGGCAATGCAACAACATTAGTTGCAGAAGTTGGTGGAATTAAAACAGACTCGATTGTAGGTTCCATTCCTGGCGCTACAATATCTTTTGGAAATATATTAGGTGGAAATCAAACAAACATAGATGTGCAGGGTGAACTTACAGTTTCGCAAAGTGTGGGAGTTCCAACAGGTTCAATCAACATGGTTGATGGTGATATCACGAACACTAATGGAAACGTCACTCTTACAAATGGTCAATTCAGTGGTAATGGTTCTGGACTGACAAATTTGGATTTATCTGGCAACTCTCTTACGGATTTGAATATTGTAGATGGTGCTGCTGGAACATTTTTAAGAGCAAATGGAAACGGTACATTTTCATTCACTGGATTTACTCAAATCGGTGATGATGATACACAAATCTTTACAGATGATACAAACACTAGAATTATGACAAGAGTTAATGGTACTAACTTTGTTTATCACGAAGAAGTCGCTGGTGACTTTAACTTGCGTCCTGTTAATAATGAAGTAGGAAATTTGGGTACATCTGCATCACAGTGGGATGAAACTCATACAAAAACAATCAATATTGACGGAACCACCCTTTCAAACGATGGTAGTGGAAATCTACTTTGGAATGGTAATCAAGTGTCGGTAGGTGGAGCCGCAACTGCCTCTGACCTCATTTCAGAGGGCGACACAAAAGTTGAAGTAATTGATACAGGTATAGACGGACACATAGAAATTCATACAAATGGGACACACACTTGGGATTTCACTTCAGGTGGACATCTTATTCCTACATCTAATGCCGCTTATGACTTTGGTTCGGCAGAATATAAAATTCGTCACTTCTATCTAAGTTCGAACTCACTAACAATTGGTGATACATCATTTAGTGAGGCAAATATTGATAGGAGTATGGAAGTTTATATTGACCAACCAGCGCCAGCTTCTAATACAGACGAAGGTAAAAAGGGTGATGTAAGAGTTGTCGGTGATTATATGTATGTTTGTACGGATACAGATACTTGGGTTAGGTCGTCTATCGAAACATCTTGGTAATAAATAAAAATAAATTGGTGACTTAATTAATGTTTGAAAATTTAACTGAAGCGAATGTCGCATTATATCAAATGAAATCTTATGAAAATCCTTCTTGTTTTAGTATGGACGAGTTTCTTGAAGATATGAAAAGAATAAAATACATTAAAAGATTATTTTATAGATATCATACAAAGAAAGTATTGAAAGAAAGATTGATAATAAATCATTTAATTATTCTTTATAATGTTTTGGGCAATGAGGCGTGTACGAGAATATTGTTTTTGAAGATTGACGAAGAACAGCATTACATATTGAAAACATTTCTACAGTTCTTAAATAAATTGCCCTATTCTGTAAATGGTATATGTGGAAAAGATATAAATACTAATAATATAAATACAGACGAAAATGTACTAGAATATTTAATAGAGGCAATTTAATGGCAATTAATTTTCCAAACAATCCATCAGACCAAGACACTTTTGTATCGGCCGGCAGAACATATAGATTCAATGGTCCATCAGGTGTTTGGGAAGTTGTGACCGGCACAACTGTTACAGATTATAATAATTTAACAAACACACCAACTATTCCGGCAGATGTTTCTGATTTAACTGATACTACTGGTTTGTTAGGTAGTGGTGGTGCTACTGTCTATGCAGATATGGCAGCACTAGTAGCTGCTACTGGTATGTCTAATGGAGATTTTGGATTAGTTACCGCAACAAATAATATATACGTTTATAATGGTTCTGGTTGGTATAAGATTGCTACAGTACAAAATGACTCACCAAGTGCAATCACTGGAGTGGATGGAGTTTATAACTTAGCAACTGATGGGACTGCAACAGTTATTACAGCGGTTTCTACAGACCCTGAAGGATTCCCTTTGACATGGAGTTATGCAGTCACATCTGGTTCTTTAGGAAGTATTGCTGCGATAAGTCAAACGGATAATGTATTTACTATTACACCTAGTACTGATAGTGCTAACGCCGGAACATTTGAGTTGACATTTAGTGCCACTGATGGTGTCAATGGAGCAGTAAATGCAAGTAGTGAATTTTCCTTGTCATTCGTATCTTGGGCCAACGCCACTCAAGAAGCTAAAATACAAGCCAGCGATGCACAAGCAAGTGATGGTTTTGGGGAAAGTGTGAGCATATCAAGTGATGGTAATACAGCTATTGTTGGTGCGAGATGGGAAGATACCCCTTCAACTAGTGCTGGCTCCGCTTATATCTTCACACGGTCAGGCTCAACATGGGCCCAGCAGGAAAAACTGACGGCAAGCGATGCACAAGCAACTGATTACTTTGGTATGTCTGTTTCTATTTCTAGTGATGGTAACACAGCTATTGTTGGTGCTTATTTGGAAGATACCGGCGGCATCACTAATGCTGGCTCCGCTTATATCTTTACCAGATCAGGCTCATCATGGACCCAGCGAGCCAAGATACAAGCCAGTGATCCAGAAGCAAGCGCTCTATTTGGTTTTTCTGTTTCTATTTCCGACGATGGTAACACAGCTATTGTTGGTGCGAGAGCTGTAGATACCACTGCATCTAATGCTGGCGCCGCTTATATCTTTACCAGATCAGGAACCACTTGGTCCCAACAAGCCAAGATACAAGCCAGTGATGCTGCAGAAAATGATGAATTTGGTACGTCTGTTTCTATTTCCAGCGATGGAGACACAGCAATAGTAGGAGCTTACAAAGAAGACACTCCAGTAGATAGCGGCGCAGCTTATGTGTTCACTCGGTCTGGGTCTACTTGGTCCCAACAACAGAAGTTAGAAGCCAGCGATGCACAAGCAAGTGCTGAATTTGGTTTTTCTGTTTCTATTTCTTCTGACGGAAACACAGCTATTGTTGGTGCGAGATATGATGACACTACTGCAACTAATGCTGGCTCCGCTTATATCTTTACCAGATCAGGCTCATCATGGTCCCAACAAGCCAAAATACAAGCCAGTGATCCAGAAGAAAATGATTACTTTGGTTATTCTGTTTCTATTTCCAGCGATGGAGACACAGCTATTGTTAGTGCTCGCGACGAAGATACCACCGCAACTGGTGCTGGCTCCGCTTATATCTTCACACGTTCTGGTACTACTTGGTCACAGGAAGTCAAGATACAAGCCAGCGATGCTGGAAACACTGATAGATTTGGTTATTCTGTTTCTATTTCTAGTGATGGTAACACAGCTATTGTTGGGGCGAAGGATGATGATAGCCCTGCAACTGATGCTGGTTCAGCTTATATTTTTGTTAAAGGCTAATACTAAAAAGGATTTACAATGGTAACTCAAAATACAATTGCAGATGGGTTTGTGTTTTAATTAGATATACATTATCCACTTATAAATAGTACTAAAAAGGACAGATGAATGGCGGACAATAATTTATCATCTTCGATTGCAGCTCTGATTAATAATATTAAATCAGAAATACCAAATGCAAACCCAGAAAATCTTAAAAGACTTGCTAGATCTGTAAGAAAATTGGGATATTCCGGCGATGCGACAATTGACACGCTTATTAATAATAGAGCGAATGCCCTTACTGCAACGGCAGATGCTACGGAATTGCAGACAATTGCAGAAGCTATCAATCAGGTAGATGATACATCAAATCCCACTGGAGCGACAAATGTAAACGCAGATGTTCATGTTGGTGACGCAGCACCAGAATCTGCTGTCAACGGAGATCTGTGGTGGAAAACTGATGACTTGAATTTATATGTCTACTACGAAGATGGTGATGGTGCTCAATGGATTCAGGCAAACTCTACAGTTGTCACTGGTGCAGTCCCATCTGATATTTCCGAACTAACAGACACCACTGGTTTGTTGGGAAGTGGTGGTGCTACTGTCTATGCAGATATGGCAGCACTAGTAGCTGCTACTGGTATGTCTTCTGGAGATTTGGCTCTAGTCACTGCAACAAATAATATGTATATCTATTCTGGTGCTAGTTGGTATAAAATAGCAACTGTTCAGAATGATTCTCCAACAGCAATCACTGGAGTTGCTGAGTCTTATACACTTGCAGATGATGGAACACCTACTGTAATCACGGCGGTTTCTACAGACCCTGACGGTTTCGCTCTAACATGGAGTTATTCAACTAGTGGACTTGGTAGTATTGCCACAGTAAGTCAAGCAGACAATGTATTCACGATTACACCTAGTAATGATATTGCTAATGCTGGAACCTTTAGTATTACAATTACAGCAAGTGACGGCGTAAATGTAACAAATAAGACTAGTTCAATATCATTAGTAAATGATCCTCCTATTGCGATTACTGGAGTGGATGGAACCTACGAACTTGCAACTGACGGAACTCCTACTGTAATCACAGCGGTTTCTTCAGACCCAGAAGGCACCCCTCTGACATGGACATATTCTACTTCTGGACTTGGTAGTATTGCTGCAATAAGTCAAGTAGACAATGTATTTACTATCACACCAAGTACCGATAGTGCCAATGCCGGAACTTTTACATTAACACTCAGTGCAACTGATGGTGTATCAACTGTAACAGTCAACACCGATATTTCGCTTGTGTTTGGTCCTGCTGCATCTAGCGTAATATTCACTACGCCAGGTACACATTCTTGGGTTGTGCCAGATGGATTGACGAGTATTTCCGCTGTTGTTGTTGGTGCTGGTGGGTCCGGCGGTTCAGCTGGCGCAAATTGGTCTGCAGCGGGAGGTTCTGGTGGTGGTTTGGCATGGATGAGTAATATTTCGGTCACGCCCGGAGATACACTTTATGTTAGAGTTGCTGGTAGTACAGCCGGACAAACTGGAGGAAGCGGCACGACCGTAGGTGGACTGACTGGAGGTGATTCTTGGATATCATATGGAAGTAGTACTTTAAGTGATGCAACAAGAATTGTTCAAGGAACAGGCGGTGGCGGTGGCGCTGTGGACGATGCGATTGGCCAATTTCTTAATGGCGCTGGTCAAGCTTGGCCACAAAGTAGAGGAATTGCAGTACACGGCACAGAACATGCATCAACATCTGGTACAACATCCGGCGGGGGTTCTGGTGGACGTGGTGGTGCAAATTACAATGATTCAGATAGTTCTGGTGGCAGCGGTGGCGGCGCCGGTGGATACACTGGCCAAGGTGGCGATTACAATGCACCAACCCCAGTATCGGGTACTGGTGCAGGCGCATGTGCAGCATACACTTGGAATGGTAGCGGTAACGCAGGCGGGGATCGCGGCGGTGGAGTAGGTGTTTATGGAAAGGGCCTAACTGGTATAGGGGGTTCTTCTTCAACAAGTAGAGCGGGTTCTGGAGGGAATGGGACCGATCCAACCGCTGTATCAAATTCCCCTCTCTACGGTGCGGGCGGCGCAGGCAAAGGAAATACTTATTCAACTTGGGCCGGTGGCCAAGGCTGGCAAGGAGCTGTTAGAATCATATGGGGTGATGGTAGATCATATCCAGACACAAACACAACCAATGACTATAATGTTGATCCAGAGACTACAGTATAATAAATAATACTAAAAAGGGTTAGAAATGGCAGACAACTTATTAAATACATCCATCTCTGCACTTGCAACTAAAATTGCAAATGACGTTGCGACAGCTACGGTTGATGAACTAGTTGATTTGGCCCGCGCTGCAAATTCGATTGGAGAGGATAATAATACTACAATCGAAACTGCCATCAATACAAGAGTGAATGCATTACTTACAAATGCGACACCAGACGATGTAAAAAAACTTGGTGATGTAATCAAAAAAATGTCAGATCCAGCCGGAAATCCAAGTGGGGGCTCCACCAATCTCGGCGCGGTATCTGAAAGTATCATACCAGACACTGATGTTACATATGACTTGGGTTCATCTTCGCTAAGATTTAGAGATGCATATCTAAGTGGAAATACACTACATCTTGGAGATGCTCAAATCACTTCAGATGCAAATGGATATATCACTTTGCCTGCTGGATCAAAAGTCGGCACCAATAATGTTCCTACACAAATTAGTGATTTAACAGACATTGATACTGATGTACAACCAGAAGTATTAGAAATTCAAGTTGCAGATCCAACAGCAGGTCATGGGACAGCTTGGCAGTGGACTTGGACACAATCTTCATTACCATATGCAAGAACAACAATTACCAATCAAACTCAAACAAGTGTCCCATTATATATGCAAGGTACATATCAAATCAATAACTTTGCAAATACTCAGTATGGTTCAATGACACAAACACATTTGTTTAAATTAAAATGGATTGAAGGTGCTGGAGATGATAATTTAGTTTCATGGGTTACATATTCCACAGTTGACCACTCACATCCAGATATTAATAGTGGCAATACAACTAGTGTCCAAAGACTTGCAGTGTCTGTCCCATCTTCGATTACACTACCAACTCTCACCGCACCCTCTGTTTCTTATACGGTGACTTCTGTAACTGGTGCATATGTGTTTAGTGGAACTGCAAGTGGAAACAACCCAGAAATTGGACCGTTTTACCGTGGCGGAACCTATACTGTAAATATTAATGCTGTAGGACACCCATTCTATTTTACTACTGATAACGGTACTGGATTTGTTGCAGGAGATTATGTCGGAGAATGGACAAGTGGTGTTACAAATTCTAGAACAGATAATGGCACAATCACATTTACTGTTCCTTCAAATGCACCAGACGAATTATACTATCAGTGTGGAAATCATGCAAACATGAGAGGAACTATTCGTGTAAAGGATTTGGCGGTAGAACAGAATGAAAATGGTAACTATATCATTTATGGCCAACACTCACAAGAAAAACATGTTCAAAAAATGGAAATTCGTCCAATTCCAACTCTTACATCACAAATGTGTTTAGTTTATGATGCGACAACTTCTAAGTTCGTACCACAGGACTTATCTACATATGTAGAAAACACTCCAGCATTTAAAAACAAGATTAAAGAAGTTGCTGGTACTGCAACATTAGTTGCACCAGATGGAACATCTTTGGTTGCATCTGTAGAAATTTATTCACTAGAATCATATCTACCTCTTGTTGGAAATACCAATGGTGACATTGCATTTGCACAAGATACAAACAAATTATATATTTGGGATGGGGATGAGTGGATCACTGCTGTTGCGGATGGAACTGCGTCAGGTTCTGGTGGCTCTGGAGTCACGACATATGCACTTTTGTCAGACTTGCCAGTGTCCGCCACGCAAGGAGATCTTGCATTTGTCACTGCCACCAAGGCCTTATATGTCTGGGATGGTACGTCATGGGCAAACTCAAATGCAAACACAACATTTTATATGTTACGGGCCGGTAACTTTGTCGCGCCGCTTGTAGGGACGAAAACATTTAGTCCAGATAGAACTGTAACCTTACAAACATTGACAGCGACAATTGCTGCATCAGTCTCAGCTGATGTTATTTTTTCTATAAATAAAAACGGAACCGAATTGCAACAATTTACAATTCTGCAAGGCCAAAATACAGTAACAGCAAACTTTACAACAAATTCAATTCTTACTACAGATCAGTTAACTTTAGATGTTGATAGTGGCTCTGGAGAAAACTTAACAGTAAAAATAGACTATGTGTAATTAGATAAGGATTATATAATGTATACAAAATTTAATGATAAATTATTACCCGAAGGAGTTTTTTTAGGAAATCAAACTGACATACAAAAGAAAACCAACTATTTAAATTATTGCAGTAATGCCCATGCGGAAAATTTATTTTTATATAATAAACACTATCCATTAGTAATAGGCGTGAATTTTCCATATCATGATATTATCAAAAAAAATTTTGAAGATAAAATGATAAACTACTATTATGACAATATAGAACAACAGGCAGCTGCCGGCGATGGATACAATATTGGGTGGGGAGATGAAGAATTCAGAGAATTTATAACTCCACTATATTCCAAAACTCTTAGTGAACTTTTTATGTGTTGGAAAGATACAACTAAAATTAAAGATGGTTATTTTCATCACGAAGATGCAGAAGAGTGGAAATTTGAATGGAATCCTTACGTTACATTGTATTTACAAACAGAGAAAATAAGTTACAATGGTTGGCATTTACATTCAAATCCAACTGCGATGATGAACGGAACTTCCTTGTGTACAACTTTCTATTTGAATATTCCAGAAAACGGTGGTGAAATATCCTTTCAATGCGCTGGAAATATAGTAAAATTAAAACCAGAAAAAAATATTTTATATTGTTTTCCTTCGTGGTTGTCTCATATGCCGGAAGCGCAACAGTCCGAAGGGACCAGAATATGTATTAATACAGATTTTATAACGCCAAATAAATTGTATGTCAAACCATCAAATGACCAACCAACAAGTGGTAGTTTTTGGTAATTGATTTTTTTTTATAAATAGTAGAAAAAACCTTGATAGGAGTTAAAAAAAAATGGCAGTAACAATTACCCCAGGCAGTTTAAGTACAAATGCAAAATATTTATCATATGGCGCTTCGGATGCCGCAACTGACGCTAAAACTCATTTAATCGCAATAAGTGATATTTTAACTGCGATGAATTGGACAAGATTTGACAACGCCGGAGCGGCCGCTGTTTTAGGCACGGACGATGATGCAATGAGAATTTTTAGAAGAGCGACGTCTGACAATGCATCATCTGGACATTATCAATATCTTGCAATTAACATTAGTCAAGGAGGTACGGCCAACAGTGGCGCAAACTACAGAGTCCAGTGGATTTATTCGGCCGATTGGACTGATGCTGGGAGTAAGACTGCTTATGTAAATCCAATTCGTTTGCCTCATGGCGATAATGGCGATTATTGGAAAAATGACGCAGCCGGTCCTTATGTGGACACAATGCTGGGATATAGTTCTGCCGGAACCCTGTGGATTATGAACGCCCCATTTTTAACTACTTTCGTGTTTACGAGTGCAGCACAAATCAACGATGGCACTAATGTTTTTGTGTTTGGTGAATATGATAAATCCTTTGGTGAACAAATGCCACTAAGTAGTGAATTTTTGCACAATGGGATTGCATTTAATGGTAGAGAATTTGCAGATCATAGTGGTGCTCCAGCACACTCTTCGGCTTCTTGGTTTCAAAGTAGAAGAGCGAACGACAGTAATAATGGCGTCAAACCCGATAATGATCAAAATATGACATATATGGGTTCTTGGCCAGCGGATACTGGACCAAGTCTTTACACTCAAACTGAAAGGACGTATCACGTTGCACAGAGAGGAGAATCAAGACCGCAATTCCTACTGACCGAATATCCTACGTCCACAAATGGATTGGATGGAAGTCCTACAGGTCGCGGAATCGATGGAACACCAGAAGCCTGGAATAATTCATATGTTGGCGGTTCTTACTCTAGATTGGCCACTAGATTGCATATGGGATGGTTGGGATGGATAGGACACCTTGGGCCCATTGCATACTCACTTTCTTCGTTTGCTGGAACTGACCTGCCCACCACAGATTCGAATACTGGCAACATGCATCAGAGGCCGGCAAATTCCAACACTATGTTCTCAAGTGGTGATGACTATGCACAGGATAATATTCGAGGCTGGTTTAATGCTTATAATGGAAAAGGAATTGATTCTCACAATGACGGATATGTAATTTATGAACCATCAGTTAGTGTGGGACATTCTGGAAGAGTTAAACCAAGAAATAGAAGTTATAACTATTCTTGGCGCGGCTCAGCGTTTCAAAATACCTATTCCGCTATCAATATTACCACCGCAGCTGGAAGAGTTTCTTATGCAGGGACCAATGTAAAATTTTCTGTGTTTGGTAGAATTAGAAACTTTAAAATGTCTTTTGGATTTAGTCAAAACTTTTTAGCATTTTTAGATGCTGCGACAATCCCACAAGATGCAAATGGATTTTTTCAATCTGGGGGAACAGATACTGATCACTGGGGGATTCCACTTAATGCTGGATCAACTGTGATTATGTGGATTCCAAAATAAGGAATAAAATAAATGCCTACTTTACCAGCAGGAGTTTGGCCCACAGATTACGATCTGCAAATCTTGACAGGGTTTACGGATGGTGATATCGAAATGTATTCAGAAACTTCAGAAACAGATTCTAATGGAGTTTTTGAACACACAGGACAATTGACACAATATCAATTACAGACTTCCACAGCATCACCGTATACTGGATTTACGGATAGTGACCCAGCATTCTACGCAGATTATACTGTAGATTCTAATGGAGTTTTTGAACACACAGGACAATTGACACAATATCAATTACAGACTTCCACAGCAGTATTGTATACTGGATTTTATCCGGCAGGAGATCTTCTGATTATAAATACTATGACAGAAACACCATCCTTCACCGGATCGCTAACAATGTCATTATTGACAATACAGACAGCAACACCTTATGCTCCATTTATCAGTTCTGGTATTGTTGGTGAAGGCGTAAGTTCCGCTGGCGGCGGTGGTAGTACAACAGATGCAAGTATAGAAATTGTAATTTCATAGGAGAATTAAAAATGAGTGTAGAAGATTGGAGAAATATCGCCGAAGGTAATATTTCAGAAAATAAAAATAAAATATACTTTTACGAGAGTAGTCCAAACCCTTTAGTTGGAATAGGACTGAGACAGGCCGCCACCGAAGATTTTAATGGGACACTAGTTGTGTTGAATCCAAATTTATTGGAGCATGATACTCCAGTTGTTATGTCAGATGTAACACCAACTAGTAATGTACATAGATGGAGTTTGATTCAAGAACTTTCGGATGTGTCTGCCGTTAATAAAAGTTTAGATCCTATCGTAACTTCTGACGGCATAATACCAGAAGACCCAAATGCATATAGAGAATATGATCCAAATAATCCACCACCAGATCCAATGGCATAATAATGGCTTCTATATTTAATGCATATGTCGCTTATCAATTCATTAAAACACTCACTACTAAGTGGAGTGATATGGATGCTTTTGATTTGGGTATAATTGATGAAAATGGAAAACAATTAAAGAAATCGAACGATTTAGAAACTCAAAAAGAAAAAAACGCATACACTATTTTTCATAGAGTAACATTTAATCTCAAAAGAATTCTTGAAAAGTTTCCATTTGGTAGAAGTAGAATTGCATCTTATGCGGCCGCCCTTGCTCTACTCAGAGAAAACAAAGAAGGTTTGTCTGAAGATGATTTGGAAATGATGGAAGAATGTCTTTGTGAGTATATTAATCATCTTGAAAGAGAACAACAAACTATTATGTTAAATGAAGAAATTGCAAATTCGGTAGGAGATGCGAGCAATCTTGCAGGCCTTGGACTGAATCCACCCAAAAACTTTGGTGGTATGCGAGTTTTTAGTGTAAAAAATGATACATATACTAAATTACTTAAAGGTAAGAAAAAATACGCAAGATGGAAAAATTACATAGAATCTGATGAAGCAGAGCCAATCAGAGACTATATAAAGAAGAACCCTAAAAAAAGGGTTGTTCTGATGGACAATAAATTTGGGACAATGATGATATTGTATAGACACAACGAGATTTAATATGTTAACTGGATTTAAAGTATTGGTGGTATTACTGCCGATTGTGATTGCTGCTGGTGGTTGGATGTATGTGCAAAACTTACAAAGTACTATAAGTGTACTTAAAATAAATCAGTCAAAACTTACAGATTCCGTCAAAGCAAAAGACGAAGAAATCGATAGACTTCAAAAAAATGTTGAAGAAGTTATGAGTATTTCTAGGACAGTAGAAAGTCAAAGAAATGAACTCGAAGGCGAAGTTAAAACTTTGCGACAAAAATTATCAGACCATGATTTAGGATATCTTGCCGAAAAAAAACCAGGCCTTGTTCAGAATATCATAAATAAAGATATTGAAAATTCTCTAAAGAGTGGAGTTTTAGATATTATGAGAAACGAAAATGACTAAATATATTACAATATTGACTATAATGTTGTTGGGTGGATGTGCCGCACAACCTACAGAAATAGTAACAAAAGAAGTACCAGTAGAAAAGATCCCTTTGGATCTGAGTATGCCAGAACCTTTTGAATGGAAAGATTTTGAAGTTATAATTATAACCAAAGATAACTTTGATGATGTTATGGAAAAGTTAGAAAAAAGTGGTAAAGCACTATCACTATTCGCGTTTGATGAAGATGGTTATAAATCCCTGACTTTGAATGTGAATGAAATGAAAAGATATATGGCTGATCAAAAATTGGTGATAATACAATATAAAAACTATTACGAAAAACAATAATAATAAAAGGAATAGGTTTTATGTCCGAAGATAAAAGAGATAGTGGACAGGCTTTAGAAACAAGAATTCAGACTGTGGGAATGATTCTCATTGTCGGATTTTTATCTTGGGTTGGTACTGGATTAGTAGACGTTAAGGTGGGCCTTGCACAAGTTCTTTCAGAGTCTATTTCTTTGAGAGATACTTTAAACAGACAAGAACAAAAACTTGTTTTGATAGAAAATGAATTAGATCAGATGCAAAAAGATATGGCACTTTTTGTAACTAGAGCTGAATTGCGAGAAACTTTGAGAGATCAATTTCAATAAAATAACTATTGACAAAACTGTATTGTTAATGTATATTGGTCTTTATGATTCATATTGACCAAATTTATATCTCAAGATTATCACACAAGTTGGATAGATTTGCAAAGAAAAGAGACCATCTTTTCAATTGTAGATGTCCATTGTGTGGAGATTCCCAAAAGAAAACATTCAAGGCCCGTGGATATATCTATCTACGGAAAAATAATTTCAATTATATGTGCCACAACTGTGGGGCAAGTATGTCTTTGGGCAAATTTATGGAGATTGTTGACCCCGTTTTGTATAAAGAATATGTGTTTGAAAAATGGAAAGACGGACAAACTGGAAAAAGAAAAAACTTAAAAGAACCAGAATTTAAGTTTGAATCCCCTGTTTTTAAGAAAAAAGTATGTGATTTTTCACATGCAATTAAAATATCCGACTTGCCAGTAAACCATTCCGCAAGAGTATATTGCGAGAATAGAAAAATACCCAGACTAGATTTAATCTATTATACTAACGATTTTCACAAGTTGGTAAACTCACTAACCGAAGGGTATGATAAACTAATAAAAGAAGAAAGAATTGTAATTCCTAGTTTTGACGAGGAGTGTAATGTTATTGCACTGCAAGGACGTGCATTGGGTAATAGTGATATGAGATATATTACTATCAAAATAGACGAAGAAAAACCAAAAATTTTTGGAATCGAGAGAATTGATAAAGACGAAACAATATATGTGGTAGAGGGCCCGATTGACTCTTTATTCATCGATAATTGTGTTGCTATGATGGGGTCTGATATCGATATATCATTGTTTGATGAGTATGAAAATGTTGTTTTTGTGATGGACAATGAACCAAGAAATAAACAGATTGTAGATAGAATGCAACACATTATAGATTCAAAATATCATTGTGTAATATGGCCAGAAAAAATTAAAGAAAAAGATATAAACGATATAATTTTGTCTGGAATCAGTAGTGTTGAACTGAAACAGATTATAAGTAAAAATACCTTCGCAGGTCTTCAAGCCAAACTAGAATTTGCTAGTTGGAAAAAGTGTTAAATATATAAAATTAGAGGAAAAAATATGCTTAAAGTAGTCAATACAATTAAGGAAACGGATACTCGTTCCATTATGTCACAATCAAAATTTTATGAGGCATATTCTAGATGGAATGACGACAATGAAAGATATGAAACGTGGGATGAATCGGTTGCTAGAGTTATGGAAATGCACCGTCAGTACTATAAAGATAAAATGACTGACAACCTTTCCTTATTAATTGACGAGGCTGAGGCCGCATATAAATTGCAGTATGCACTGGGTGCTCAGAGAGCATTGCAGTTTGGTGGAGACCAACTGTTGAAACATCAAATGCGTATGTATAACTGCACATCATCTTACGCAGATCGTGCGGCATTCTTTGGAGAATTGTTTTATATTCTTTTGTGCGGCGCCGGCGCAGGATTTTCTGTGCAAAAACACCACGTCGAAAAACTACCGAATATTACAGAAAGAAAGAAGCAGGCAAAAGGATATGTAGTAGAGGATTCTATTGAAGGTTGGGCAGACTCTTTGTCTGTTCTTATGTCGTCTTATTTTGTTGGTGGTGGCACTCATCCAGAATTCGAAGGCCGTAAAGTATATTTTGACCTTTCTAAAATTAGGCCGCAAGGTGCAGAAATTTCTGGTGGATTCAAGGCGCCGGGCCCCGAACCATTGCGCAAAGCTTTGGATAAGATTGAACACCTCCTTCAAGGATTGGTGCTCTCTGGCGTCACTGAATTGAAACCTATTCATGTATATGATATCTCTATGCACTCAGCAGATGCAGTACTTGCTGGTGGTGTTAGACGTAGTGCAACAATTGCACTGTTTTCTCCAGATGATGAAGAAATGATGAATGCAAAAACCGGAAATTGGTTTATCGATAATCCACAAAGAGGTCGCAGTAACAACTCTGCTGTTATTGTTAGGAATGAAATCACTAAAGAACAATTTAGTAAACTAATGCAACCAATTAAAGAGTTTGGTGAGCCAGGATTTTATTTTGTTGATAGTAAAGAACATACCACAAATCCTTGCGTTGAAATTGGAATGTTTCCACAAATTGATGGTCAATCAGGTTGGCAAGGATGTAACCTTACCGAAATCAACGGCGGTAAATGCACATCAAAAGAAGAATTCTTTAAGGCATGTCGTGCAGCTGCAATTCTAGGTACATTACAAGCAGGATACACAAGATTTGAATATATATCAGAGGCATCTAAAAAAATCTTTGAAAGAGAGGCTCTGTTGGGTGTGTCTATCACTGGTTGGATGAACAATCCAGAGGTTCTTTTAGACGCAGAAACACAAAAAGAAGGCGCAGAAATTGTTAAGAAAGTTAATAAAGAAGTTGCTGCACTTATTGGAATCAATGCTGCGGCAAGAACCACATGTGTAAAACCATCTGGTAACGCTTCTGTATTGTTACAGACTGCTTCTGGAATTCATGCAGAACATTCTCCAAGATATATTCGGCATGTGCAAATGAATAAAGAATCCGAAGTAGGACAACTACTCGCAAAAACAAATCCATATATGGTTGAAGAATCTGTATGGTCTAGTAGTCGCACTGATTATTGTATTGGATTTCCAGTAATAAGTCCAAAAGGTTCTCTATACAAGGAAGATCTTTATGGTTCAAGTCTATTGGAAAAAGTTAAGTTGGTACAACAGAATTGGGTGGAGTATGGTACAAATGAAGATTTGTGTGCCGATCCAACTGTAAGACATAATGTGTCTAATACTGTAACAGTCCCATCCCACAAATGGAATGAAGTTGAAGATTATGTTTATGAAAATAGGGAATGGTTTGCCGGCATTTCATTCTTATCTGGTTCTGGAGACAAAGATTTTAACCAAGCACCTATGACTGAAGTTTTAACAGAAGAAGAAATTGTTAATAAGTATGGTAAGGCCGCGCTGTTTGCTTCTGGTTTAATTGTTGATACAAGAAAAGGATTCAATGATTTATGGGAGGCAACTATGGTTGCGCAGATGGATGAACAATATCGTGGAGAGTTGTCTGATTTGCGTGCAGAATGGGTTCGTAGATTTAAAAAATTTGCAGACAATTATTTTAATGGAGATGTGAAAGATGCAGAATATTGCTTGAAGGATGTTTTCCTGTTACACAAATGGACCAAAATACAACAAAATTTGCAGTATATAGATTTCAACTCTCAATTGGAAACTAAAAAGTTTACAGACATTGACACAATGGGAGCAATAGCGTGCCAAGGTGGTGCTTGTGAAATATCCTTTTAAAAAGGGGTATGAAACATAATTTTTTCTAAATATTCCTGATATTATAGGAGAAATTAATGTCGAATAAATTTGTTGATTGTAACTTTTGCGGCGTTGAATTTGTTGTAAAATTTATAGATGAAGATGAAGAACTAAAATATTGTCCGGCCTGCGGAGAGTCTTTAGACGACTATATATTAGACGAAGACTCTTTTGCAGAAATGGATGATGATACATGGTTCGAATTGGAGGAATAGATTATAGCCTCACCTCACCTTCGGTGTGCATATATAATGGCGAAAAAAACAAATTTAGTTTTGATAATTGTAAAATATTTTATTTATCAAGTATTAGAAAATTTTCAGAAATACTGGACAAAAATCTTGAGGGGCAATCTACTTTAAAAAATTATGATTGTCCTGAAGAAAGATATGATTATATATCTGATTGGGTAATGGACATACTTATATCAAATGATATTAAAAATGTCGCAATAGAAGATTACAGTTATGGTTCTACTGGTAAAGTTTTTCACATTGCAGAAAACACTGGATTGTTAAAGTGGAAGCTTTGGCAGTCTGAAATAAAATATATGGTTATTCCGCCAACAGTCATTAAAAAATTTGCCTCTGGAAAAGGCAATGCAAACAAAGAAAAAATGTATGAAAGTTTT